AAAAAAATGAAAGATAATCTGGAACAGCATATGTTTTAAAATGTCTATCAATATAAGCGACTTTCTTCTCGATGAGGATAGCTTTATTCGCATGCGCCAGGCTGGTGTATATCCCCCTGATAAGGATTACGACGACTATAGACTTTGGAATTTAGAGTGCATAGACGCACTAACAGAGGAGGACCGTAACTGGACAGAAGCGCTTTGTATTCGCCTAAGTGAAAAGCAGATTTCATTGATGGATGAGGAGACTGGCGTTGTATTCATCGCACGTAACATCTATTTTGACGAAAATAAGAATATATGTATTACTAATCCGCGTTGAACCCGGTTTAATATATCCAGCATAGTAGATGGTACGCAGAACACGCCGCCGCGGTGGCAAATATATTTCGTCTGGTACGTACGGTTGCGCATATCGCCCCGCGCTCAAATGTAGAGGGGAGGCAGACAGAGAGCCTGGTACAATTTCTAAGCTTATGAAGACACGAACGGCTATAGAAGAGCTATCCCAAAAAAAACTACTTGAAAAGATAGACCCTGAGTTTAACTTTTTTGTATATGCCTATAAGATGTGTATCCCCGAAGATGTTGAAGTTAATAATGCCGAGAACAACATTGATACGTGTGCTGTTAACATTGGCACGCGTATAAAGAGCCGCGGAATTCAAAAGTTACCTGACGCGCAATTGCTTATCTACAAAGACGGTGGCGAGGACCTTTCCAGAATTGTTGTTCCAAACGAAGACTATGCCGGTTTTTTCCACGGATTTTCGTATTTGTTCGCCGGACTCAGTGCATTAAATAACAACGGTATTCTACATTTTGATATTAAACCGAGCAATTTAGTTGGTGTGCGTCAAGCCGATGGGTCCTATCGCTTACGTTACATTGATTTTGGCTTATCTATGAAAATGAGCATGTTAGCTAACGGAACCAATGAGGACTTATATTTCGAAAATAACTATCCGTACTGGTCATTCGAATTGAAGCTTATAAATATTTATATCCTTAAAGGACATACTCGTATTACCGAGAACGAAATTCAAGATTTCTATAAGAGTTTATTACATAATAAAGGATTTTTTCCTTATTGGAATTGGCTACACGTAGATAGAAGACCAAAGATCGCTGTGCCCTGGTGCAATGCGATTATTGAAGACCTACGTTCAGGTCAAATAAAGATTCAAGACCTTTTGATGCGATTTGATGTATTTGCTTTGGGGCGAACCCTATCTGAAATCTATTGTAGGTTGACTGGACACTATTCAGTCGGTCCAGGGCAGGTCGAGGTTCGTTCACCCAATGTGGGTAGCAGCTCTGCAATTAACGCCTATCACGTAAAGTTGCGCGACGAAGTTAGTGTGCCCTTTTATAGACTTATTACTAAGATGACAGGACCAGCCTTCTGGATTCGTCCTACCGCCGAGGAAGCGTATGAAGAATTTAAAACACTGTTACCTGCGATGAGAGCAAATTTTGAAGAGTTTCCCAAAGTCAAGAAGTTGCCACCTATAAAAGACGTGTCGCCGCCGTAAACCATATATAGTTATCATTTATAGTAGAAAATCAACTATAAATGAATATAAGAATGCTATTTAGCGACCAGCGTTCCAGTTTACGAAAGCCACACCAGTAGCCTTCGCAGCATTCACCTCCTCACCAGAACACTTGTACGTGGACAAAGAGAGTTTACACGTATAGTCTAGCGTCATGTCGTATCTTTCGGTGATATACGCCCTAGAATAGTAATCCTGCTCAATCGGCTCTGAAGCAGGGTCGAATACACGCTCTTCCAGTACACGGGCAAGTTCACCAGCCTCACCAACTATCATGCCACCCTGCACGTACTTAAATTCGGTTTTCTCTGGTGCAAGACTAATCAGCTTATACCGTATACCTTCGAGCGAATCCGGCCAGAGATTCTTCTCAGCAGCACCAACAATCTTCTTTCCGAATGAACTGAACCGCTCCAAGAAATCAGCAGGTACAAAGTTATTAACATCGATGTTGGCGTAATGCGGCATATATACAACTATATCGTCGGAGCGCAATGATTTACAGACTCTGCTGAGTCCAGTGAGGGACGGTCCTTCAATCTGGTTTACCTTCATATCACCAGTCACCTTCTGTCTAGCGAATAGGAAGATACGGCGATTGTTGACTTCATACGGGACCGCTGCATTGATAGTGAATAGCGTCTGTGAGATATAATCCATTACGTTGTGGAAACGGTACGCATCCTGGAAAAGCCTCTTGCACTTGCGAATCATCTGTTCGCATTCTGCCTGGTGGCTCTCACACCAGGCAAACTGGTCCTGCAAATCGCTCATGTCATCCTTTACCGGAACGTAATGCTCCCACGCCTTGTACTTGTTGAAGAACCACTGGTTCCAGGCACTATCCGTCTTTAGGATAACTGAACCCGAGTTCAGCTTCCATGCGGTCGCATCCCACGTGCTGGCGTTACCATCGATATCAAGTATATACTTGTACTTTACCATATCACTGCGCTTGACCCACTTCGGCGCGCTGATATTCGTCTTTGCAACCGCGTCACTGTAAAAGTACTCACGTGGGCTCATGTCGATGTCACGACGCTTCGTAAAAACATACTTGTTGCCGCGAGGATTCGAGCCGTATACGATTTCAGGCTTCTTATCGCTAAACGGGATACCTTCGTGGATTGAGCGATATTCGTTGTAGCGATTGAGGTAGAAGTAATAGCGGTCGGGCATAGCCGCAGTAAATGCCGTGCCCACCTGATTGTTCTGTGCCAAGATGTACTTGTTTGAGTGGAGCACGGCATACGTATTCGCATCCTCCAACTTAACATACTTCTGACCGGCGAAAGCGCCATCGTCAATCTTCTTGGGCTGATCGCGGACCGATGGATAGTGGTACTCCATGTAGCCATCATCAGCGCAGATAATGAAGTAGAATTCCGCGAAGAGCGACTTGGCTAGCGCAACCATAACAATATTCTTAATCGTAAGTTCAATCTGATAGAGAAGCTCGTAGCCCTCATTGTACGTATAGACGTTGCCGTTCTTTACTCCTACGGCAAACAGATTTGTAGGGAGTGTCACAACATCGGTCTTGAACATAGTATTAAACATCTTGCGATTAACCTGCTGAGCACCAGGGTACGGCGGCAGCTGGTACTGCGGCAAGAGTGCCTCCTGTTCACCTCCCTTTGTTAGGTCGAAATCAACCTCTACACCAATGCACTTGGATGTAGCCAACTTGCACGGACCGACAAAAACCGTCTTACAGACACCCATCTCATAAAAGTTAACGAGCACCTTTAGATTTTCAGTCCAACCCTCCTTCAAAGAGTCTAGGCGGCGCACATGAACAGAGAAATGGCGCTTGTCTACATATTCAGCCGTAATCTGAAAATCCTTCCTACCCGAGTAACTAACTAAGTCAACTTCTAGACCAAGTACACTCATTATACATAGACATATTAATTAGAGGCTTTATATCCTTTCAAAATCGCTACATATATAGGCTGCGCCGCGTTTATTTATATCTGGAGCCCTTTCTGGCATCATAGACATCCAACCCTCTAGAACCGGTTTGCCTGGATAGACAATCGTCGCACCAGATGTCGTTAAAATGACATTTTCTTCTGTGTGATAAAATGCGTGCAGATCCGCCGCCTCGGTATTATTCTGACGTTGGAGTTCATGAAAAGTCTCCATTGTCTTTGCGTGAAGCATCAAATATTGCTTTCTTGCCTTTATCCACCTGATATCTACATATATCAGCGGCGCATCATGTCCTAGCCAATACTCGTTCTTTAAAAACCATATATCGCATTCGCTTACAACATGGTTGGTGCAATTCTGTTCTAGTAAGCGCAGCGTATTCTCTAGAGATTCATTGGGTCCTCCACGGAGTCCGCGATGTGCTATACGAAGCGGCGCGGCAACCTCTTTACAAACGATATTATCCAGCACTTTCAGAGTCAACCGTCCAATAATCCACTTGTATGGCTTTAACGTGGCGAATCGCGCTTCAGACCACTTATCTAGCGATGTCATAAGGTAGTCTATCTGCTGCTGTGTCGGCGCTTTAGTCCAGCGGAACACCGTGGCGTGGCATATAGTATTTTTATAGGGCTCAGTATAGGCAACGTTCATCTCGTTAAAATAGGCGGGTAGAGCCTGGCGTGTTTCAAGAATCTGCTCATACTGATATTCATTTTTTGGAAACCCCTTTAGTGCTATACCCGATGGCGTAAGTACAAGCCCCCTATATATAATTTCAAGCCCCGCCAAGTTCTCTAGACGATTTTTTAAATTCTCAGAAATTTGAACGGGTTCCGATTGGTTTGAAAACGGTTGACACTGTTGTAGAGTCCAATGTAACCGCGCTTCGGCACCTTTTGGAGATGGTGTATACATTATACCTGAGCTTAGTAACGGCTTCATCCATTCACAGAAGCGTGTCCACGTATACGCTTCAAGTGTCCATTGCCCCAAGGTCGATATTGCCAGACAGCGCGAATCAAAATCCGGTGTCCATGTCCATTTCGTGGGTCCATTTTTAACATTCATATCAGCATATTCCTCTTCTAAATCAGTGAGGGATGGCATTTAGGAAATTCTGCTTGAAATACCTCTAAATCCTGTGGTACACCGAGCCCCCATAGCTTCTTGCATTGAACGTTGCGTATCTTAGCGCGGTCCAGGATAGCTTCATTATAGGCTGGACACGTGTAGAATTCGCCATTTACGCGGATATTCTTCTCAATCATCTGCTTCGCATATTTTACAAACATCGCGCCTGTCCGCCATCCGTAGACACCAGTCGTCGCCCACGAACTGATATACTCTTTTTCGGCGACTTTTGTGACAAGACTTGTATCTACATCAATAGCTGAATACGACCATTTCAAATCTGATTCGTCCGTCTGGCTAAAAACAGAGATACAACCATCGTATTCTGGATTCAGTAGCGCTCTATAAAATTCGTTCGGATTCCAATCAAGCCACTGGTCGCTATTAACTGAGACTAGCGGCGTGTCATTATCTATATGCTGCGCGGCGAGTAGTAGGGTGCACGCGCTTCCCTCTGTAAGTTTCTGTACTTTTGTTATAGTATAATCAATCTGTAGTGCTTTGCAGATTTCAGACATATCGAACTTATCTAAGTGACTTTCTTGAGCAATGAAATGGAAGGTCGGTTTTATTAGCGATGGCAGCTGCTCATGTCCGTACACCTCTTTACGCGGCAACATATTCTCTATCACCCATGAAATCATCCGTTTGCCCAAGACATTAATAAACGGTTTCGGATCCGTATATCCTGCTTTTACGAAGCGTGAACCCAGCCCAGCCATAGGGATAACAACATTGACTGGTTGCGCATACTGTTCAGGAAGTAAACCGCGGCTGATATTTTCAATGGCGCAACTAATCTTCTCATAGGTTACGTCAACTGAATCTACGATTGGCAAAACATAGGCACAGCTATCATATGCTGCCGTCCGCCCGTGTGTGCTATCTTCGAGAATTAGAACCTGGTGCGGTGAAAGCCGTTCGCGTAGAAATGCGCGTAGATAGATTTCTGACGCAGGCTTCGGCTCAAATGCATCTTCATTTGATATAATGCCGTCAAAATATTGCAGAATACCTAGCAGGGAGAGCGCCGAAATCACCGTCTTATACATACTGTTGCTCACACAGAGAATCCTGTAATGCACCTCTTTTAAATTTTGCAAAATGTGTCGCAAACGCAGATTCGGCTTGAGGCGAGCTAGAAGCAGCTCTTGCGTTCTCTTCTGTTTGAGATTATTTATTGGTTCAATAAAGTTCATCGGTAAGCCGAATTTATTGGTTAAAAGCGTTAGCTTCTGACGCGTAGAAAGACCATCCAGTGATTCGCTGTGATATTTAGCGGTAATCTCTTTTATAGGATGAATTTCATTTAGCGCCTTCAAAAATGCCTCTTCATGCCACTCACGCCCATCAAAAAGAACGCCGTCTAAGTCAAACACAATACACCGTATCGTTGTCATGTTCATATAGTTTATAGAACATTACTTAAATGGGTTTTATTTGATACATGATAATGTTTGATACTCTTGATAACGTTGTTGCGTACTACGGGCGTGAAAAATCGGACCGGCACGAAGTAATTTATAGGCGATTTGAAGCAAACGTCGATTCTGACACAGCGATGGCGTTTGAAAAAGCGGATGGATTTGGCGAAGTTGCGTTTTGCTGGAATTGGTGGTTGCTTGTACTGGCGATGCCTACTGAATTCAGTTTTCTTGAGGTTGGTGTATACAAAGGTCGCGTATTAGCCCTAGTACAACGGTACGCAGCTGCGCAGAATAAGAAAGTTACTCTATATGGTGTAAGCCCACTGACAAATCTCGGTGACAAATATAGTCATTATGCTAATGTCAATTATGCGGAAGAGATTGAAAAGAATTTCAAAACACTGAATGCGACCCTTGAAAATGCTGCGGTTATTAGGGGTCTATCCACCGACAGTGATGTACAGAAGTGTGCCGCGAACCTGGGTCCGTTTGATATTGTCTACATCGACGGAGGGCACGATTACGACGTCGTCTGTAAAGATATCGATGTGTATACGCAGATGGTCAAGAAGAACGGATATCTTGTTATGGATGATGCCTCACTGTATCTTAATAACCCGTTCGGGCGATTTTTAGGTCACGACGATGTGTGTCGCGCTATCAAAGACAAACTTGATTCGCGCACCGATTTTTCTCACTTATATGCTGTTGGACACAATCGCGTGTGGAAACACTGTAAGCGCGTCACTTTTTCTTAACTAAGATAAGATATTCTAAGTTTCGTTCAGCCCCCACTTCACCGTTACCTATCTGAGACATGATATTACGTTTATAGTCGATAGTCTCATAGTGTGTTTGACCGAGTCGACGACAGAGAGCTATTAGCTCCTCAATAGGAACTAATGATTCGTTGTTATAACTGATTAAAACGTATGTAACCGGCAACCGTTTTATAAGAAGTTCAAATGCGGCTAAAGCCTTTGTCCGCGAATTCCATGGGGAAGCCATTGTGCCGTCATATTCATCTGCAGAGGTGACACGGTCGATGCGTCTGTTCGTTTTGAGTCCAACCTCTGGTTTATCCCACCGCGCAATCGAGTCCCAAATATGATAGTACGAAAAATACGTGTGGCTGCTGTACGGTGGATCTACGTAGGCTAGGTCCGCGGGTTCGTACTTGATTTGTAGACAGTCGCCGACATAGTGTTTTGATTGTGGAGGATTATTCATAGTCACAACATGTGGTAGCGTTAATGTAAGGTCATTATAGGAACGGGTACACCAATTCTTAAGATAGGCTTGCTGTATACCGACCGTGTTGTCAACCTTATCTAATCCAAATATGAGCGCTGTTATAAGTGTGGATTTCTCTTGCGGACTTAACTTAGAACCCATTTTATCAATTCGGTCGCGTATAGCATCCGCTTTTTGACCATTGTGTGGCTGCCAAACACGTACAACCGTTCCGCCACCGGATATTACATCACAGTAGTTCTTTGTTAACCACCCTTCCTTCGGTTGAATTTTATTTAGGGTATCTATCATAGGCGTTAAATGTTCATTCGTATTCGTTTGTAAAAATGTATGGGCGTAGCACTCTGTTGCCCACGATAAATCGCTTGTCTGTGTAATCCAACCCGATTGACGGAAGGCTTGTGCAACACGGGTTGTGCCAGCAAATGCATCTATCATACTCGGGACACCGTCCAATTTAACATGCTTTTTCACAATTGCTAGGATTGCATCTAAAAGATTTAATTTGCTGCCTATATATTTTATACCAGAGGTATCCATCTTATTATACGATATGATGTTCTCTGCTCTCTAGTGACGCGGGGTATCTCTTTTAAAGGTTAAAAAAGATACTATAAAAGATACTATACTATTTATCCTACAGGCACCGTATAATAGGTTATACCTGTAAATGTCGGGCACGACGATTGATTTGTGTACATTGAACTGAATCCCAGTAAAACAACCGATAAAATATACAGTATGGCTGCGATAAGCACAGCCTTCCCCAATATAGTTTGAAACGTTGTATCAAATATCGGCGAATCCATCCCCTATTTATTCTAAAGTAAATAGGTACAGAGTTTGGTGTATTTCGCCCAGAATCTCATCGCGCAAATTAATTAGGTCGGTATCACTTGGCTTGAGCATCTTTGGTAACTTGGTTTCGAGCCAGTTACATGCCTCTTCGAAATACTGAACTACGGCTTTTTCATTGAGCGCAGGCAGCTCCAAATTCATGTCCTTGCTCAGAGCGGCGCTTCTGCCGTAGCGACCGATGTATACTTCTACAAATCTATCCGTGAGCTTATCGAACTTTTCTATGAATTCATCCGACGCCTTGTGGCGCGCATAAGACTTGGTATTCCAGTGATAGATTTTTAGGGCATTTCTTAGCGTCAGATAAAATTGAACTATGGTCCCGCTCATCCTACCATGTCAACTAAATTTACTATGCCTTGTGAAACTTGTAAATACTGGACTGGACGAAATGAGGAACATGATGAGTGTCCCATCAAAGCCAGTCTTGTATGTCGCCGATGCTGCGGCTCTGGGCATTCTACGTCTGAATGCAACTACGCACCTGAGCTGCACCCCGTCAGTCTTGAGGAACTCATCCCGAACGACCTTCGGGAATACTACAAGATTACCACTCACACTCAGTACGAGCGCCCAGAGAATCCTGTTGAGCCGCACCCGATTCGTTGTATCGAAATCGTTAATCAGGACAAGTGGATTCGGGATTTTATGAAGCACCAGCATCTTCAGACGGCGCGCAAGCGTGAAGAGAATCTAGCCCGTATTATGGAGTGGGCTGCCGGCAGTGGGCTCAATATTCGCCTCCTTAATCAGGAGAACTAATGCCGCGCTTAACGTCAATACCCAGGCGCGCTATTGTCAGCATACAACCTGACCCCAATTCGCCATTTCTGTTCGTCAACAGAAGTACAGCGCAGAATATTATACGAAGTGAGCATGTTGGTGGTAAGCGCAAGACGAGACGCAAGAGCCTAGCCAACGCATGTACATTTAACCCTGCGTTATGTACACGGGGTGGTCGCCGTGCCAGGAAAACTCGGAAAAATTGAAGCCTGATACCGCCGATTTTTTAGTCTCAGACATTTGAAAGCCATCAAAGAAATGGCTCTCAAGAAGTGCTACCGCGGCTTCGCCTTCCTCCCTCACCAGGAGGAGGGTGTGCGCTGGATGCTGAATCGCGAGAGCGACGATGCTGAGCACTGCTGTGGCGGCATCCTGGCGGATGACATGGGTCTCGGCAAGACGTGGCAGGGTATCGGGCTTCTCAAGAATGCTCCGGTCGACTGCACACTTCTCGTCTGCCCGCCCGTGCTCACCGCACAGTGGACCGCCGCGCTGACCAAGAGTAAGATCGCTTTCTGCGAGCTGCTCAAGGGCACGTGGACGGGCAACCCGGCCGCATCTGTCTATATCACGACCTACGACCGCCTCTGGCGCTCGCAGGATGTGGTCGAGCAGACCCCGTGGGACCGCATCATCCTCGATGAGGGTCACGCGATTCGCAACGGACCGAAGACACGGCGCTTTCGCGCCCTGCTCGCCTTGCGCGGTCGGCGCAAGTGGATTCTGAGCGGCACGCCCGTGCAGAATTCCCAGGACGATTTCAAGCACCTTGCCACCTGGCTCGGCTGCGACCTCGAGCGCGCATCGCTGCGCAAGCTTGCGGCTGACATCATCCTACGCCGGTCCATCACGCTGCTTGCAGACGAGATGCCCGCCCCGCCGGAGCATCTGCGCGAGGACCTGCCCTTTCTGGGCGAGCCGGAGCACGAGCTATTCTCTGCGCTGGTCGGACGCCTGGAGCACGCGCTGGAGAATAATTTCCCCAGCGCCTGCATTCTGGAGCTCTACCTGCGCATCCAGATGTTCAGCAGCCATCCGCAGATCTACGTCGAGGCAATGCGCCGCAAGTACGGACAGACCTACATCCGCGAGGACTGGCAACACTCCAGCACCAAGCTGGAGGCGTTCCGCGGCATCATGAGCGAGTCTGTCGAGCCGACGCTGGTCTTCTGCCATTTCAAGATGGAGATGGACTACGCGGCTTCGGCTGCGCGCAAGCTCGGCTACAACGTCTTCTTCGTCCGTGGCGGCTACTCCGAGGCAACTCGGACGCGCCATATCGAGGAGTCACGCGCCGCCGTCGCCGCAGGCGAGCCCGTGCTGCTTGTGTGCCAAATCATGGCGGCGAACTGCGGGCTGAACCTTCAGCACCTCACTCGCGTCGTGTTCTACACGCAGCACTGGAACCCCGCGGTGATCGACCAGGCTATGACGCGCTCCTACCGCTACGGACAGGTCTCTGAGGTCAAGGTACACCATCTCATCATCGGCTCGGATGAGATGCTGAACATCGACCACAAGATGCTCCAGAAGCACGCGACAAAGCGTGCCGCGGCGAAGAACCTGCTGTCCACGCTGGAGTTCGCCTACCACCCTGACTTCGTGGTGGTTGCGCCGCTCGCACAATCTATTCATTGTGCCCCTGCCGATCCGCGGGTAGAGGCAGAGGCAGAGGCAGAGGATCCGCAGTAAACACAAAACACAAAACACAAAACACAAAACACAAAACACAAAATAGAAAATTTTTCAGCTGTGTAGATACGGATTAGTCTGGACGACTTGGATAACGATTACAATACCCGAAATGATGATTGTCACCGCTGAAAGAGCCAAACAGCCATAACATAGCACAATAGGGTCGCGCCACCAGCGCAGTGGTCGCACAAGATATTTTTCCTCTTCGACCGGACCAGGATTGATATCCATATCCAGTAGCGGGTGCATCTTACTCTTCTGTAAAGAAAGTAAAGCCGTTCAACTTTATGTAGCAGCATCGCACGCCCGCCTCGCATAGGAGACAGCTGAACTAAGGTCTTTTGAGTGAATATGTAGATTTGCTATACGCAGCTCGGAGCCATTTGTAAGTTTAAAATATGGCATGTAGCCTTTCTCTGTCTTTGTCCATTCTAAATTTCCGTGCTTCCATATGTTTAAAAACTTATCTTTCAGCGAATACACAGACGTGTTACGAGTGACAATTTTACCATTGGTATGATACGTGTCTAGACCAAAATAGTATATTCCCAGAATAGCTCCATCGAATAGGTAGCCGCCGAATTCTTTATAGTCTTTCCAGTATAGTGGATTCTCTGAGCACGGATTTATAAGTGGAAAGAGCGTGTCCGTGCTCTCTTTATAAAAATGGCTATCCAGCGCAACCATTTCGGATCTGAATCCACCATTAAATGTATCAAATGTATCCAAAATTGGCTGTAGAGACTCAGAGTCTTTTACATAGAAGATACCCGCGTTAAAACTACCCTTTCTATGATACGAGTAGGCACACGGCTTGGAATTTAGCGCAGGTAGAAATTCGTTCGGGCTAACATACATTAAAATATCGAGCTCCATAAACCACACATATTGTAAATTATAGAGTTTAATCAATTCATCCAGAAGATAGAAGCGTTCGTAGGAGCGCATGAAGAGGAGGCTACGCTCTTTCAACCCTGCTACGGTCGAGAAATCCGACTGCTTGAATATAGAATTAAATCGCTCAGACGCTACGGTTTCGAATGATACGAACACAACTTTAAATTCGTCTAATTGGCGTTTGATTGATTCAGACATATCGCTGTAAATAATATAGACAGGTCCGTCATAAAATAATCGTAATTGTTTAACCGATTCAATTACATAGGGTGGCATAACACCTATGAAACTATAGACAACATTCATTTTGATTATATTTTCTACGACGTCTCTAAATGCTTGGCGGACTTAAAATGAGCCTCTTCTACTATCTGTAATGGAGCAGATTCTCTATACGAATCGTGCTCAGCTACAAGATAGATTTATTGAGATGAAACCCTTTAGTTCAATTACATTTGATAAATTTTTTACGGACGAACAGCTTGAACTCGTTCGTACCGAGGTTCTATCCATACCAGAAAGTGAGTGGATAGCTAAACTTAATAAATCTGTAAATGAAGAGGATAACAAGTTTTTTACAAAAAAGAAAGCATTCAATGCCGTGGACAAGATGGGTTCGGCAACTCGCAAACTGATTGACTATATGAATTCACCGACGATGTTGAGCTTCTTAGAAGATATTACCGGCATCTACGGACTCCAGAGCGACCCGCTTTTGTACGGCGGTGGTCTACATAAAATATCTGAAGGCGGGCGACTCTCTATTCATGCCGATTTCAATATGCATCCGCGCACTCATATGTACCGGCGTGTAAACCTTATTCTGTATCTAAATAAGGATTGGTTACCTGATTATAACGGAGAACTTGAATTCTGGAATGAAGATATGACCGAATGTGGGCGTAAAATACCACCTATTTTCAATAAGATGGTTATTTTTCGCAATACCGACACCTCATATCACGGACATCCTAGTCCATGGCTAGCGCCGTTTGACCGTCTGTCCATCGCGTTGTATTATTATACGGTGAACGCACCTGTGGGAAATAAGCAGCCTTTTCACTGGACCACGTGGCAGAAGCGATATGGTATTGACTATTGAATCCCGGAAAAACGTCTTATTCTCGTTTTATCTACACATTATAGATACAACGAGTTCCATTTCAAAATACGAAGGTCTAGAGCCTGACGACGACAACAATGTAAACCTAGCCATTTTTGCTCACGGGTCAACTTCAAAGGAAAGAAAGAGTAAGTGGACTGTACCTCCTAACGTCCGCATTGTTTTCTTTTACGATCCATATAGTACGGATAAGGTTGTATGCGCAGCACCAACTGCTCCAAGAACAAAGGAGGAGATTGAACTGCTTGACCGTTGGGTGCTAGAGCCAGGGCAAACATACAAAAATTTGCCAAGATACCAATTGTCGTCTGATCCTAATGGAGGAGTTTTCTCGCGCGACGGCGAAGTTGAATTTTCAGTTCTTTCCGAAAGTCTGTTTGAAGCAGGTAAATGGGGTGGTCAATATGCACCTATAGTTATTGATAGTTTAACTACCAAACTTCGTGCGCTCAAGTCCAATAATAAATCAATGGGTGACATACTAATTACATATTACATGTATATGTGCGGCGCAAGAGACGATTTACGAGCAGTGACTAAAAAGGTTATTCGGCTCGGCGGACGTAGGCGTAGTCGCACGAGAAAGAGCCGTCGGTGAAGACATACATTTGATTTTTAAGAAACAACTTGTGTCTTAAAAAATCTCCGGAATCGGAATCGAACCAATGACTTGGGGAGATCCATAATTAAATGCGTACATTTACAATCCCCCGCTCTACCATCTGAGCTATCCAGAGGGTGGAGTAATCACTCCGTATGAACTTTGTAAAAGTGGCTTTAAGCCACTTACCGTATTGCGATAAATGAAAGTCAATGTATGCCTAACCTCCATTTATGACAACTTGGGTATTTTAGAGCCCTGTCTTTTTAGTCTATGTCGACAGACTCGCCTGCCCGATAAGATTATATTGTGTCTTTCGACCGAGCCGTATCTGCTTGACAAGGGTTTTCCGAACTTTGACATACCGAATTGGCTCCGCGAATCGCCGATAGAAATTCTATGGACCGAAAATACCGGTCCTTTTCGCAAATTGCTGCCATTGCTGGAACGTCTATGGAATTCAGATGAAATCATTATTACGGTCGACGATGATACCGTCTATAATCGCAACGTAGTCGAAACAATGGTTGCTGAGTATGAAAAGACAGGGTGTTGTATTGCTTGCCGCTGCACATATAGTGGCGACCCGCTTACAAATGAATATAGCAACGGAAAAGCCCTGCCAAGACATGTATATAACTATCATACTGGAAAGGGGGCGGTCCTGTATCACCCGTCTATGTTCAAACGAGTTGCCGCTACGGACATATTCGATAAGGCGTACATGGAACTATGTCCTACAGCGGACGACCATTGGTTCAACTTGTGGCGAATGTACAATGGCGTTGAGTGTGTTGCTCTTAAATTCAAGTATATGATGCACGAAAATACTAATAAAGAACTGTCTCTGTATCATAACTTCAATGAGGAACGCAACGGGCACCTTTATCGGTCAACTGCTGACTATATTTTTAGTCGTAAAATCTAACCATTGATTTTATTTACAAGCGTAGATATGCCTTGTGCATGTAAAAATCCCCCTGTCAACGTTCCAGACAATTTGGAATGGGGACCCGTTTTTTGGCGGCTGCTTCACGGGCTCGCTGAACGGGCTGGTGGCGTGTCCATGGAGCGCATACGCCCCGATGAGATTCGTGCCTGGAAAAACATATTAACTACTTTGGACAAGGCTTTGCCCTGCGAACATTGTCGCGACCACTTAAAAAAGTATATCGTGGCACACCCCATCGTCATTCCCGACGATTATTCTAAGATGCGTGAGTACATTCGGCGCTGGTTATTTGACTTACACGATAATGTTAATGGTCGCCTTGGGAAGGAGCTGTTCCCTTATGGCACCATTGATTTGGTCTACAAGTCTGTTAATTTAAAAGGTACATACGATATTTTGAATGTTCTTATTGCGCGTTCAATACAAGGAACCGCCATTCCTCTCTTATCTTGGAAACATTGGACGGTACAGGTAAAAACTCTCTTTGGCATGTATAATTAATGTATACACTAAGTAAACATGCCCAGCCCTAAAGCGAGTCGCAAGAGCAAGAGTCCGAGTCGCAAGAACAAGACGGTAAAGTTGGGTGCGAACAATAATACCAAGTGGGGCAACGCCATGCTTGCGAACGCCGAGGGGCTTACGGGGAAGGAGAGAAATGAGGCGCTCGCTGCGCTTAAAAAGTTTAATAACGCCGCCAACGCTCGCCGCGTTGCGGCGCCAGCCCGCGGTCGGACCATGAAGCGTGAGCGCGTGCACCTGCCGTGGCAGACACCGAGCCCAAGCCCTAATGCACGCCCCAAGCAGCGCGCTGCTAGCCCCAAGGCTAAGCCGCGCAAGGGTAAGGTGATGCGTGAGTGCCGCGCTGACGCGACTGGGTGCGAGCGTCACATGAAGAATGGTGACTGCAAGTTCGTCCACCGCGACGAGCCTGAGTGGGCGATGTTGCGCCCGGAGCAGAAGTTATAAATGCGTTTTTAGCGTGAAGATTTGATACTCATCGTCAAGGATGAGTAGCAACTCCATATTTTCCCCGTCTTCCTCTATATCGTATGTGATACTGTAGGGATATTCTTTGAAGATGGTCAATAAAGTGCGGTCTGCTGTTCCGCGGAATTTGACCTCTTTCCGTCTGCGGTTATACACTTCGAGTTGGAGCGGGTCTGTGTCTGTCCATTTCAGAATCCAGTTTGCGCCTGGGGTTAAGAGAGAGGGCATTGACTAGTGAATCGACTTGGTGGGTCGTTTCATATTTTTATTGCTAATAAATAGAAATGCCTTCCCGTAAATACACCATGAAGCGCCGCGGCGGCGCGGCTGTTGCTCCGCTTTCGAAAGTAAACACCTACACATCCTGGCCTGGCGGCGTTGACCCCACGGTGCGTCTCTACGACCAGGCAACTATGCTTGGTGGACGTCGGTCCCGGAGGGCGACCCGTAAGTCGCGCCGCTTTAGCCGTCGTCGCTAAACCTGTTGGCGGATTTTGATTTTTGCTCATTCTATGAAGAAAAATCATATCTAAGAAATATCTCAGTCATCTAGTGCTACGTAATCGTCTCTAATAAAATTAATTTCAAACGCAAAATCATCGATTTCTTTCGGGTCTTTTAACCCGTTCGCAATTGCCTGTCTATAAGACCAACTATAAGGGGCTGGGCGGCGTTCCCATTTTTTACCATCAGTTATACCGGAAAGATCAAAATCAAATAATTTGTATTTACCATCAGCACCAATACCCATGTTATCTGGTTTCCAGTCAATATACATTATACCTAAACTTTGAAGATAGTTCTTAGCCAATAATGCTTCTGAAACGAGTGTATTTTTATCATAATCCTTCTCGGACATGATAGGCGTCAATAGTTCAATATCCACATATTTATCTGTAATACGATAGACTTTTACAATATTCGGGTGTGGGTTATTTTTAAGGATTTTATATATTGCGTGTTCAGAACTACCTGCCCCATATTTTCTAAAAAAGTTCATACCTTCAAACTTTTCATCAAGGTTTGTTACATTAGTTCCTCTAAATTGTTTGGAACCACCAGTTCTTCGTGTTTTTCGCTTGTAATTTCTTTTACGCCTTGATTCAACCATCTACTATTTATTCAGACTATTTTAGCACTTGTTTAGTACCGCCGGAACATACGATACGTGTGCGCGCGCTTTGACCTGCGGTGACGGCGTGTCTTTCTTGCGCCACCGCCAAAGGCGCGTATTGCGTTAGCGACAGGCTTAAAATTAGTCGCGTCCTTAATATTCGGCTTATAGGGCGGCGATATCTGAATATAGTGACTTTGTGGAATTTCAGTGCGAATTTCGTGGTCGCCGCGGTCGTCAAAGAAGAACACTCTGTTTTGCAAATTGGTGGTGGGCTTCTTGATGGCGTTCATCATAAACGCGACATCTTGGAGTCGCTTCGGCG